GTTGTCTTTGGATGCCGATAATATTCTTGTGCAAAGGGTTAGACTGACAAATAAAGAAAGCTACTTTACAGAGTACCAAGCGTATGATATAATGACTTATGAGTTTTATCATAATGAAGAACAGCTTCATAGAGATATAATTCAATCTGGATACGAATTAAAAAAGATAAACCTGTACGAAGACATATTTGATTTATACATAAGGAAAAGATGATGGCAAAAAGAAGACCTGTGGTAGCAATCCCCCCTTCTTATAATAAAAACGAAGACCTTGAGACAGATAGCACTAAAAGCTATTTGAATTATCTTAAACAAAACGGTGCTGAGTGTGTCATGACAACCGCAGGCACTTCTCAATTTAATCTTCTTAGCACAGAAGAGGTTCATACACTTAATAAGGCTGTTTCAAGTTTTGAAGGTCAAAAAATATTGGGGGTTCCTGCGCTTCCTGTTCGTCATACCGTTGACTTTATCAAACAGGCTAAAGATACTTACTTGGATGAAAATTCAAGCCTGATGGTGCTTTATCCAGACAGATATTATTACGATAGTGTCTTAGAGCGTTTTTTAGAAACGGTGACAGACCACACAGATAAGGTTTATTTACACACGCCCAAGATGAGAAACGGCAAGGGTGGCGATTATGAGTATTCATCTAGATTAATATCTTGCATGTTTACTTGGGGGCTAGCCGGAATCAAAGAAGAAAACTCAAGCCTTCAACAATCTTACGATTTTGTAAGAAAACTACCAGAGGATTTAGACGTTATAGTTGCTGGCGGTAGCATGAGAAGATTTCAATTTCTAGAATCTGCTGGTGCAAATTCTTTCTTAGCCGGAATAGGTAATCTATTTCCAAATATTGAAAACAGGTTTTTGTCTTCACAACAAGATAGACAACAAATGCTAGACATTGAGTCAAAATTCTTTGATGTCACTTCTAAAGTTGGCTGGCATCCTGCGCTTAGAGCATCTTTAAAAGAGTTGGGACTTACTTGTTTTTACAGCAGGCAACCTTGGCCGGAACTTTCCCATGTAGAATTTTTAGAACTAGCAACAGTAATTAAAGAGGTGCGAAGTTATGAGTAAAGTATGGATTCTTGGTCCTTGCTCTATAGAAAATAGAGACTTGTTTTTTGAGTGCTTGACTCGAATAAATAATATCATGCGTGATGGCGACGATTGGTATATGAAGGCTAGCTTCGATAAGGCTAATAGAACATCACTACATGGAGGGCGCGGTCCCGGTTTAGATGAGGCAGTTTCTATATGGCAAGAAGCGCGTTCCACGTTTCCAAATGTTAAATTCACCACAGATGTACATGAGTGCTGGCAAGTTGAGAAGCTGGTAGATGTTATTGATATGGTTCAGATACCGGCCTTTCTTTCTAGGCAAACTGATCTTATTATAGAATGCGCAAAACATTTTCCAATTATAAATGTAAAGAAGGGTCAATGGTTAGGACCAAACAATGTGGTGGCATCTGTAGACAAAATTAAAGAAACAAACGAAGATTGTCAAGCTTGGATTTGCGATAGAGGATCTAATTTTGGTTATCATGATTTGTTTGTAAACTTTGGTATAGTAGATGAACTTAAACAACACTATGATAAAGTTATATTAGATTGCACACACTCTACACAAAGATCAAGAGCAGTATACGGAACGCAAGGAGATCCCGTGCTGGCTGGTAGATATCTTGTTTCTGCTGATCTTTTTAATTATGATGGAGTTTTTGTTGAAACTCATCCGACGCCAGAAACATCTGTTTCTGACGGCCAATGTTTAATTCATCTAGATAAATTAGAGCATCTTATAAATAAAGCAAAAGCAGTAGGAGGTTTAGAAAGGTGAAGCATCTAAAAGAACATAACATAACTTATTTTGCGCACTTTAAAAAGGCCGTAAGTATAGGAACCAGAATGATTATTTCTGGTTTTTGTTGTTGTGTACACGGGCTTTTCCCATTTACCTTTACTACCACTGCAAGCAGCACTATTAAAAAAATTAACGAGGAAATATCTTGAAAACACTAGCAGTAATTCCAGCTAGAAGCGGGTCAACAAGGCTTATAAATAAAAATATATACCAACTAAAAGACAAACCACTAATGCGCTGGATAACAGAAGCGGTTGTTAAGTCTGAATGTTTTGAAAAAATATTGATATCTACAGATAATGATTTATATTTTGACACTGTTTCTGATTTGCCCGTAGAAAGACACGTAAGGCCAGAAGCTCATGCGACAACTAAAGCTACGGTTCTAGACGCTATGATAGATTTAATGCAAGACCAAAAGGGATACGATGCTTTTGCATATTTCTTGCCCACATGTCCATTCGTTTCTGTTGACGATATAAAAAAGGGATTTGAAACATTAGTAAATGGTCAATGTGATTCTGTTGTAAGCATGACAGAGATACCAGAAACAATTCAACTGGCCTGCCTGATGAGTCAAGACAATTCAGTATTGCCCGTGTTTGATAATCTTGAATCGGGTTTGACCAATAGTAAATTTATTAAAAAATACCACAAGCCATCTGGAGCGTTCTATATGGCAATGTGGGACTACTTACTAGAAAATAAAAACTTCTTCAAAGGATCTACTAAAGGTGTGATAATACCACCGGAAAGATCTGTGGATATAAACACATTACAAGATTTAAAATACGCGGAGTCTATAATATGATACAAAATTTAAGCACCGATATCCCGCTAGAAGAAATGAGAAAAACCCTGTTTCGCGATGGGGTTTTTAAGATAGAAAATTATTTAAACGGTTCTGATTTAACAAAGCTGCATGATGAAGTTTATTCTAAATGCGAACATGATGCTGGACACTATGAGTTTGGTAGAAACTACAGAGGTGGGGATTTGTCTCAATACCCAGAAGATAGCGCAATATCAAAAACCTATAATGAAAAATGGATGAAAGATCTCCATAGCTTGTATACAGGAAGTCCTGACAGATACGGAATTAATGTTTTTGCAACTCATGATTACAAATTTGACGGCAAACTTGCTAGAAACGGCTGGCTTCATTTTGATAGACTTTGGAGATTAAAGTTTTTCATTTATCTTACGGATATAGATAGTAGTTCAGGCGCTTTTTCTTGTTCTGTTGGCTCTAGAGCGATGGGAGAAGGCTTGAGACACAAAGCTTGGAACACTCCAGAGTACGAAGAAGTTAAAAATAGAATAGATCTTGACTATCCAGATCTAGCGATTGAATATCCTGCGGAACCCATAGAAGCTTCGGCTGGCACTTTGATTGTATTTGATACCAACACTTTCCACAAAGGCGGTAAGTGTCAAAAGGGAAAAGAAAGATTAGTAGTGAGGTTGCATTGTGAGTAAACATGAATTTTTAGATTTAGGTAGACAGCCTATAGCAAATCGTTTTTTAAATCAAGACGAATTTGAAAATGAGTTTTTCTACAATCTTAAAGTTGGGTTTGATACAGAAACATGTTTGGTGACGCATATGAACTATGTAGACGCGCCCATGATGTTTAATGATGAATATTCATACAGAGGCTCTATGTCCGCTACTATGAGAAATCATTTTTCAGACTTTAGCAAAAGTATCAAAACCAGTTTACCAATCGCCCCTAAAGTATTAGAGATTGGAAGTAATGATGGAGTATTTATAAAAAACTGGGACACAAAAACGTCTTTTGCCGTAGAGCCATGTGGAAACTTCGCACAAGAAACTAATAATCTAGGATACAAGACTTATAATGATTTTTGGACAAAGGATTTAGCGAATAAAATTCTTACAGAGAAGGGCGATATGGATCTAGTATTCTCTGCAAACTGCATGTGTCATATACCAGATTTAGACGAAGCTTTCTCTGCCGTGGAAAGTATTTTAAGTCTAAATGGAGTATTTATATTTGAAGATCCTTCTTTGGCAGAAATGATAAATGTAAACTCTTATGATCAAATATACGACGAGCATCCACATATCTTCTCAATAACAGCACTAAAGAAAATATTAGAAAGAAATGGGCTGACAATAGTGAAGGTTGAGAACACCAGTGTTCACGGAGGCTCAAATAGGGTTTGGGCTAAGAGGTCTAATTTTGCTAATCCTCATAAAAGTGTACAAAACAATTTAGACTTAGAGAATCTACTGGGGTTACACACCTTAAACGCGATGGAACGCTTTGCAGAAAGGGTGCAACAATCTAAGATTGATTTAAGACAACTCCTTATAAGATGTGAAGAACTAGGTAAAAAGGTTATAAGCTATGGAGCAACTTCCAAGTCTACAACTATATTTAACTATTGCAATATTGGGCCTAGTCTGATACAATATATAACAGATACAACTCCAGAGAAACAAAATAAATATTCTCCGGGCGTTCATATACCAATTATATCTCCAGAACAAGGCTTTAATAACACTATTGATTTTGCTTTCTTGGGCGCTTGGAATTTTGCTCAAGAAATTAGAAATAAAGAACAGGATTTTAATGGAAAATTTATTACTCATGTCCCTACGGTTAAATTACTATGAGCGTTCAATATCATGAAGACGACAGAGGTCAAAGACTTCTAGATATATTTCCAGAAGTAGATGGTCAAATTAATATTACCCATGTAAATTCTACATCACATATTGTAGCTTGGCATAAGCATATATTACAAACAGATTACTGGTTTTGCCCCAAGGGTTCTTTTAAAGTGGGGCTTGGCGTTCCACAGTCAGATGGTTCTGTAAAAGTGGAATGGGAGTATATATCTGACAAGAACCACAAAGTTTTGACGATAAAACCGGGAACTTGGCATGGGTATATGGCGCTTCAGCCAGAGTCTATGATGATGTATTATCTAACCCATAAATACAATCCTAAAGATGAATGGAAGACACCTCCGGGGTCTTTTGGAGAAGACTGGGGGGTTGTAAATAAATGAATACAGTAGAAGACGTAAAAGTAATTAACTTTACAGGATTTTCACAAGACGGATTACTTGTACCCGTAGAAAATGTTCCATTTGAAATTAAAAGAATTTTCTACGTTTCTGGAGTACAATCGCAAAACCCAAGAGGCAAACATGCGCATCACAAGACCTGTCAAATATTGTTCTGTCTGACGGGTTCTATATTGTGTATCTGTAGGGATCAACAAGGATACTCTAAAGATTTTTTATTAGATGATCCAACAAAAGGGCTTTACATACCAGAAATGATTTGGGATGAGCAAATTTATCAATGTAAAGATTCTATACTGCTTTCTATCTGTAATACAAAGTACGATAAAGACGATTACATAACAAATTGGAAGGATTTTATAAATGTTAATTAAGCCTTATGAAAATTTTAATGCTTGGTATATGGATGATTTTATGCCATCAGAATCTATTGTCAGGGCTGCTGCTGAAAGCTTTAATAAAATAGATGAAAAAACTTGGGTGCGTTATGAAAAAGAAGATGGTCAAGTTCAAATGTGTTCACCAGCATCGCGCAATAGCTGGACACCAGAATGCTCCATAATTGCAGATTATATAGCTCTTCATTTTGATCCCAATCTTATGATTGGTATGACCAAAACAGCCTTTCCAGATATATCTGGATATGGCGGTGGTATGATGATAACGCCAAATAAAAATGGAGAAGGTGGCTTTCTTGGTATGCATATTGACGCAGAAAGACACGCGCGAAATCCAAGCTGGAAAAGACAATATAGCGCTGTTCTAGGCTTATCAGAAGACTATGATCACTCATTCGATCTTAGGTTGCATAATGGACAAGAGCATTGTAGACTACAATATAAATTTAACAGATTGAATATATTTAAGTTTGAAGAAAACTCTTGGCATGGCTTCCCAGAAATCACCAAGGGTAAAGATAGAAAAACTATAGGAATTATGTACTGGTCAATAGAGACAGAAGATCCAAACCCGCAAGCCACAAAAGCTAGATTTAAAAACGATTTAGCATTTCGCTGAAGTAATCACGCTAAAAAGTGAAAGTTTTCATGAAAGTAATAATATCGGGCGGCAAAGGTAATCTTGCCCAAAATATAATAGAACAGTCTAGCGGTCACGACATCGTAGCGCCCAGTAGACAAGAGATGAATGTGTCTAATCTGTGGGAAATAGAAGATGAAATCAAACACCACAATCCAGACGTGTTTATTCATGCTGCTGCATACACAAGACCCATGCACAAGCATCAAGATAACCCAGACGAAAGTATTCAAGCCAATATAATCGGCACATCTAATGTTGTTTTAGCATGTATGAAGCACAATATTAAATTAGTTTATATATCAACAGACTATGTGTATCCCGGTACAGATGGAGACTATAATGAAGATGATACGCTTTCTCCTTTTACGGGGAAGTCTGACGGTGTTAACAAGTATGGGTGGTCAAAGCTTGGCGGAGAATGCGCCGTAAGAATGTACGATAACTCTTTAATACTGAGAACTTGTATATGCGACTATCCATTTCCTCATGGTCAGGCGTTAACTGACGTTAAAAAAAGCCTGATGTATAATTTTGAAGCTGCTAGAATCATACTTAAATTACTGAATGAAAAAGGCGTTATAAATTTAGGAGGCGATTCTCAAAGCGTATACAACTTTGCCTCTAAGAAAAATCCAAGGATTAAGAAAATAACAAGACAAGACGTAAAAGATGTATGCATAGCGCCCGATACCAGTATGAATACCTCTAAACTAAAGGAAATATTAAATGATTAGATTGAATTTGGGATGTGCTTCTAGACTTTTAGAAGGATATATCAACATAGATATGGATTCTATAGAGGATATTAAGAAGAGATATCCCAATATTGAAATCAAAGACAATTTAGAATTTATGCAAGCAGATGTTTTAACACTACCATTTGCTAGTGGCTCTGTAGACGAAATAAGATGCGATGCGTTGATTGAGCATTTTTCTTTTAAAGAAGAGTCAAAATTCTTCTATGAAGCTAAAAGAGCGCTAAAGGCTGGCGGCTTACTAAGATTTTGCGTTCCAGACTTTGAAGATTGCGTCAAAAAATGGATAGAAGCAGAAGATAATTGGAAAGATTTTTTTAGAGATGATGACGAAGCTATAGAGCAGCAGCACTGGTTTGGAAACTACTCATACTCAACAGATAATAAATGGGGCTATTTGACTGCTAGTATTTTTGGAACACAAAACGGAGAAGGTCAGTTTCATAAAAATGCATACACTGTACCAAAAATAAAGGCTATCTGTAACAAACTGGGATTTGGCGAACCTTCCATTGAAAAGTTTCAGTGGAAAGAAGACAGAGATCTTATGATAAACGTTGAAACTAGGAAGGTGTAATATGAATTTTTCTATATTGCTTGTACTAAAAAACAGAAGTAATTATACAGTAAGGCTTATGCATAAGTGGAATCTTGAAAAGTTTCCCCACAAGATCTGGATAGCCGATGGTGGAAATGATTCCCACATAGAAGCGCTCCTGTTAAACAAAGAAAATTTTAAAAATCTAGAATATGAATATATAAGATATCCTTTTGATGCTACGCTTGAAGACTTTTACAAAAAAATGGCAAGCGCCGTTATGAAGATAGATACGGATACGACTTTATTAATGGATAACGACGACTTTATTGATGTAGACGGTATCAATAAGTGTGTAGAAATCTTGAATGACCATAGCTATTGTTCTGCTAGAGGTCTGATGCAAGACATGCAGGGCAACAATATGTATAGCCTATATCCAGACTCCATCATAGAAAGTAGCGCTGCGGAAAGAGTGGTAGAACAAACCAAAAGATTCCATAGTAATTGGCATAATGTAGCAAGAACAAAATATATACAAGCCATGTGGAAAATTATAGAAATTGCAAATCCGCAATATTTTAGAGTAGTGGAGCAAGCAACATCCTATCTTAACACAGTTTTTGGTAATAGCTACAGGGGTAACTTTTCTTGGATGCATCATGAATATAGCGAAAGAATACAAACGCAGTCTGGAAGCTTAGGAGATCACTTTCCAGACCAGAGAACTTGGATAGAATCTAGTCATGATCCAAAACTATGGCTGGAAGAATTTAATAAACTTACAGAAATGATTGGCGCAGCAATATCTTATCATGATCAAATTCCCATAGAAGAAGGCTTGAAAATATTTAGAGAATGTTACCACTTCAAGCTGCCAGACCTAAAAGATTTGCTAGATACTAGAATTTCTCAGGCTTTTGATTTAGGATATAACTATAATAAAATAGATCAAATGCTACAAATTATGACAGATTTGAATATAGAAAAGGCAGAAAAATGAAAGGTATAATACTGGCTGGAGGCACTGGTAGTCGTCTATATCCGCTAACAAAAGTTACAAATAAACATCTACTACCCATAGGGTCTTTTCCTATGGTTCATTATCCTATCATTAGTATGACAAATGCTGGTATAGATGATATAATGATTATTAGCGGAACTGGACATGTGGGTGACATGATAGCCTTTTTAGGCAGCGGAAGTGAATATGACTGTCAGTTCACCTTTAAGGTTCAAGACAAGCCTGACGGCATCGCTGGGGCGCTTAAACTCTGTAAGAACTTTGTTCATAACGATAGCTGTCTAGTTATATTGGGGGATAATATTTTTGAAAGAGATCTGTCTAAAGATGTTGAGAACTTTAGTTGCGATGCAAAGTTATTTTTTAAAGAAGTTCAAGATCCAGAAAGGTATGGGGTTGGAACTTTTACAAAGCAGAACAAGCTTACAAAAATAGAAGAAAAACCTAAAAAACCTAAAAGTAATTTCGGATGCATGGGAATCTACATGTATAGCAACAAGGTGTTTGACGCCTTAAAAAAAATAAAAAAGTCGCCAAGAGGCGAGTATGAAATAACAAGTGTCAATAACTACATGTTAAGAAATCATGAATGCGAGCATGGTATTCTAGAAGATTTCTGGATGGATGCTGGAACTATGGAATCTTATCACTATACAAATGGATTAATTTATGAAAAAGAGTAGAATCCTTATGACGGGATGTGCCGGTTTTATTGGTGGACATGCGCTAGAACTTTTCTTAAAGAAAGGCTGTAAAGTAGTAGGCGTTGATAAAATGACCTACGCAGCAAATCCATCCGCTTTAAAGTCTCATAACAACTTTAAGTTTTATCAAGCGGATATATGTCAAACCTCAACCGTAAAAAGAATCGCAAAAGAAAATAATGTTGCTTGCATCATACACTTCGCGGCAGAGTCTCATGTAGATAACTCTATACTGGGAGATAACTGCTTCATAGACTCTAACATAACAGGCACAAAATCCCTGATGGAAGTCTGCAAAGATTTAAAAATTCCTATCTGTCACATATCTACGGATGAGGTTTATGGGCCGATTGCGAATGGGTCTTTTGACGAAGAAGATAAGCTGTCACCACAAAACTTTTACTCTGCAACAAAAGCTGCTGCGGAGCATATAGTCTGCGCTTACTCAAATACATTTGATATTGACTATGTTATGGTGAGGATGAGCAATAACTATGGACCAAGACAAAACTCAGAAAAGTTTATACCTACTATATTAGAGGCCGTAAAAAACGAATCTAAGATTCCCGTATATGGAGATGGTCTAAACGTAAGAGACTGGATTTATGTTAAAGACTCAGTTAAAATTATATACAACATATTGCAGGGTGCGAATTTTGATAGAGATGTTTATAATATAACCTTTAGAGATGAAAAAACCAATATGCAAGTTATTGAAAGCATACTACGATACTTTAATTTACATACAAAAGACCATGTAGAATATGTCGCAGACAGATTAGGACACGACTCAAGATACAGCATAACAAACAATAAGATGATGCAGTTTGTTGACTTTGAAAAAACTAATTTCCAAAACGGTCTAGAAGATACAATTAAAGAATATTTTAAAGAGGGCTATCCGTGTCTTTGATAATTTGCGGCTCTAAAAAATATAACAATAGAAACTTTGATGAACTTGTAGATAGCTTTGAAGTTATCGTAAGAAGTAATATGCTTTTACCAGACATGGGATACGGCAAAAAGGATTCTACAATTCAGGTCTGCAATAATCATGTTTATGATCACTACCAAAGAAAAGCAGGAGTAAATGAGCTTTATAGAGAGTACAAAGAGAAAACAGACAAGAACCACGTTAAGAGGTTTCATGATTTCTTTACAAAGTCTCAATCTAAATTTGTACACTATGAACACAATAATTCAAGGCTTATGTCTTACATCATCCACTTCTGCGGCATAGAGCATAACCTTAATCCAAGCAGAGGACTTTTGAAGTGCGGACTATCTTACGTTGCGCAGTGCATATTTGGCGGTGTAAAGCCTTTTATGGTGGGGTTTTCTTTGCAGGAAGATGACCTTATGAAGCATAGCTACAATCATCATACAAATCTTTATGGTGGACACGATCATCAGGGCGAGATAGGCTTGATAATCAAGCTGCACCAAAAGGGGCTAGTAGATGCTAGCTTTTGTTTAATTGAAGACAAGGAAGAAATTTCTTTTAGTAATGAGTTTCAACCAACTCCACAAGCTTTAGAGATCTTAAAATGCTAATTTACGTAGATATAGATGAAACAATTTGCGAGAGTCCTGAAGATAGAGATTACACAAAAGCGCGCCCCATAAAAGAAAGAATTGAAAAAATTAATAAGCTTTTTGATGAAGGTAATACTATTGTATATTGGACGGCTCGCGGAACTATGACCGGAATTGATTGGTATCAAGTAACTCAAAAACAATTCGATATTTGGGGAGTAAAGTATCATGACTTAAAAATGGGAAAACCGGCTTACGACTTATTTATTGATGACAAAAACATAAAATCGGAAACATTCTTTAATGATACAGCTATTTAACATAAATAACTATGAAATCGACACTAGCGAGCTTGGCAATATTCTTCATGGAGAAATAGTTGAAGAATTTGAGCAGGAATTTGCAGAGTATGTTGGAGCAAAATATGCATGTTTTGCAAATAGCGCCTCTAGCCTTCTTTACCTTTCTTTAAGAAAAAGAAATACGACTGTAAAAATACCAAGCATCATGCCGCCAGTTGTTCCAAATGTGATTATAAACTCTGGAAATAAAATACAGTTTTACGACGATGTTGATTGGGTTGGCGATATGTATCAGATACACCCCGGAATTTGGGATTCTGCTCAAAGAGTTTCTAGAAATCAATATACAGAATTTTCAAGCTCCGACACGGATGTTATGATATTTAGTTTTTATCCAACAAAACCCGTGGGAAGCTGTGATGGTGGCATGGTTGTGTCTAATAATAAATATTTAATAGATACTTTTAAAGCTATGGTTTTAAATGGCACAAAAGCGTCTAAAAACGCTTGGGAAAGAGAGCAAATAATGCTAGGATATAAGATGCATGGAAACTCTATACAAGCAAAAATTGCACATGAGAATCTAAAAAAGCTAGATAAAAAAAATAGTATTTTAGAAGAGATTAGGCTTGTTTTTAATGAGTCTTTAGGTTATAATAATAAGAGCAATCATCTCTATAGAATAAGAGTAAAAGATAACTCTAAGTTTATAAAAGAAATGAAACAGGTGGGAATACAATGTGGCATACACTATAAAGCCTTTCATAAAAGTAATCTTCTAAAGAATATAACAGAATACAAAGAGATGCCTAAATCAGAATTAGAAGAAATTCAAACGGTAAGTATACCTTTTCATGAAAAACTAACTAAACAAAACATAGACCATATAGTAGATAACATAAGGAAATTTAATGATTAATATTACAGCGGTATTAAATGATTTAGGACCGTCACAAAAATCTTTTTACTTTATTAAAAATTTTAACGAACTGTCTAAAAATCCTAACTTTTCTTGTTCTGCTTTTTTATGCAATATAGGAATGCCCGTAACGAAACCCCTTTTTTCTTGTTCTAGCGTTTCGTTCTTCTCTGATTACTTTGGGATAGCCATATCTACTAGCATAGCGGAAGCAGACACCTTGTTGAAGTCTCATAACAATTCTAAAAAATATCTATACTTATGGGATATGGAATGGCTAGTTAGATCTATGAATTATTCTCAAGTATGCAAGATCTTATTAGATAAAAGATTAAAGATCATAGCCAGAAGTAAATCACATGCTCAGATTATAGAGAACTTCTGTAACAAAAAACCTATTGGAATCGTAGAGGACTGGAACAACGAACAATTACTAACACTATTGGAGAAACAAGATGCCTAAAATAGATGAAGGGTATGTATTAAAAAAATACCAAGAAAACAGTAGCACTTATTCCATAGCAAAAGAATTAGGCACGTATCCAAAAAAGATAGAAAGGATACTAAAAAAGAATGGGATAACCATGAGGACACGCTCTGAGGCGCAAGCTAACGCTATTAAAACAGGACGTAGCAAACATCCTACCAAGGGCGAAAAAAGGTCAGAGGAAGACAAGAACAAGATCAGCAGAGGCAAGGAACTTAGCTGGAAGAACACTTCTGATGAAGATAGAGAAAAGTTTTCTAAGCAAGCAAAAGAAAGATGGGATAAAATTCCAACAGATAAAAAAAGAGAGATGATGGAGAAGGCAGGCCGCGCCCTTAGAATTGCAGCTATAGAAGGCTCTAAAGCGGAGAAGTTTTTAGAGAGAAAGCTTAACGAAATGGGCTATGATGTCGTTCTGCATAAGAAAGATCTTGTTGAAGGTAATTTTGAAATTGACTTGTTTTTGCCTGAATTAAATACTATAATAGAGATAGATGGGCCACAACACTTTCTTCCGGTGTTTGGAGAAAAGAAGCTACAAGAAGTTATTAAGTTTGATTCTATTAAGAATGGACTCCTAATTTCTAAAGGGTTTTGTGTTGTTAGAGTTAGATATCTTTGCAAGAATATGTCTCGCGCTGTAGAAAGAAGATTGTGGGATTTAATCTCGGAACAGGTTGGAAAAATACAGGACAAGTTTCCACCTAAGAATAAACGTTTCATTGAATTGGAGATAGGAAATGAGTGAAGTTTTAAGCACAGACCTGTTTGATAAAGAGGTTCTTGAGAAGGAAAAGGATACTGAACCAGATATGACTATGCCCGCATACGGATCTGCGGAATGGCATGATTATGTGATGAGCAAGTTTCACGATTCAGAAATGTATAATGGAAACCCTCTAACTACAGGATTACGCAGAGTCGCAGAGGAACTACTGGGAGACATACTAGTGAGCCGACCAGTTCACGTTATAGCGTCTGATGATCCCAACGGTCCCGGTAGAGCTACTGTTGTGTTTGAGGTTGTTATTGACTGGATGAACTCAGGACAGCTAAGGACTTATGGAGATGCGGCAGACTGCTGGCATGGCAACTCAGACGATCTATTTTGCGCCCATCCCGCTGCTACAGCCAGTACCAAAGCGGAAGGTAGATGTTTAAGAAAAGCTCTCAAAGTGCGCTGTGTGGCCGCAGAAGAAATTCCAAGAAACAAAGACGTAGTAGCTATCGTGCGACAATCTATCGCGTCTAAACCCACTACAGGAGAATGGAACGAAGAAGATCCAATTAGTGTACCACAAATCAATTTTATTGATGGTAAATGTAGACAGTTGGATATTGGTGTTTTTGAGTTTATTAATTCAGGAGAAAAGACTTACAAAAGCATACAGGAAGTTAGCAAAAAGACAGCATCTAAAATGCTTGCTATGCTAAATGAATATCAAAATAAAAGTAAACCGACTCCTGCTAAGATAGTAGGATATAACTCAAACTGGAGAGAATCATGAAGCTAAATTACAAATTGGGAAACCTTAGTGTAGAATTTGAATGCGATACCCCCAAGGAAGTGTTTAATCAACTTTCTGTATTCCAAGAAGTATTTGGTGAAACCAAATGCGGTAAGTGCGGATCTGAAAACCTAAGATTTGTTGTACGTGAAAACGATGGCAACGAATACTATGAAATTAGATGCATGGATTGTGGGGCTAAACTAGCGTTTGGAGCTAATAAGAAAGGCGGCGGCTTGTTCCCAAGAAGAAAAGACGCAGATGGTAACTGGCTTCCAGACAAAGGTTGGACAAAATGGAATCCCAAAACCAAACAAGTAGAATAATTTAGGATTCAATGTATCATTATGGCTAGATCATAATTCAACTTATCATCCTAAAAAACAACCCCGCCGTGATTGGCGGGGTTTTCTTTTGTCTCTAGGTACAAAGTGACAAACCTTATAGATATTCTAAAGAGACATAGAGGCCGAACTGTTCTTTGGAACCAATTGCAAGCGGGCTAGCCGAAAGCGCAACGCACCAAGTGTGGTGAGTATGAAGACCGGTTCCGCCAAAGGTATATTTCTTACCATTAGTAGAATCTCCGTCGAAACTACCAACAGCAGGCGCCCAAGTGCTTTGCGAACTTGAGTTGATGTACTGCGACCACTTAGGCCAAACAAGTCCATAGTTTGTACCATTTGGACTTCCGGGAGGCGTGCCTGCAATTTCCTGAAGACCCTTTTGACCGCTTCCGGGAGAGTCTAACAACGGAACAATAACACCAGTTCCGCCCACAGTTTCGTCATCACCAGTTGCAACACCGTTACCAATTCTAGAGTCACCATTTACAACACTTGAAGTATCCAAACCATTGTAAAACTTTGTACCAAGACTGTTTTCGTAGAAGTTTTGACTTCCAACCAATTCTGAGGGCCAAGGCTCGCCCCACCAGAAAGCGTCACCACTTCCAATATGAGCGGAAGAAACGCCATCGGAACCTTGAGAATATGGATTTGAGCCGTTCCAGTTGACAACTTCTGCAACCTTAGTATTAACGCCGCTAGCAGGATAATTAATATTCGTTCTGTCGTAAATTCTTAATTGAGCGTTTTGGGTTTTAACAGCAGTAGTGTGACCAAATCTAATACCCAAGGTGCTTTGATAGCTGACAACACCACTAAGCCCCACGTTAAAGTCTGCACCCGCACTATCTACAGTACACTGACCGCTAGGGAATATACTTGATAAGTATTTAACATTATTAGTTTGCCCGCTAGTAGAGCTTCCGTCACCGTTTGAAACAAATGTACTGTCTTGGTAAGCACCAATTTGCACAGAAGATCCGGCGCTAGCTCCAAAAAAGCCAAGACCAGAACCCGACAAGGTTTCCGTCCCCGGAACCATTGCGTTGCTGTAATTTACCTGAAAATCTATAGTCGCCATGTTTTGTTCTCCTTGATTAAGGTTTGTCTATCATAAGATACACAATAAGTAATAAAATTAAGTTTTTTTGTCTCTTGTATTTTTGATGGCTTTTTTAATCATAGTCTTTAATGTAGCCCTTTTTATCAAATCTGGAAATAGCTTTAAAGATGGAGACAGATATTTTTCCTGCTCCATCAACTTATCCACTATTTCATCTATTTTTTCTTCGCACCTATCTGGACCCCACTCATTTAGGGTTCCAGCGTAAATATTACAATCACAGTTTTTTGGCTTTGAGATCCATTTTCCTATGATTTTTGATAATTCTGTTCCAACTCCCATAGTTTTCATTATCAATCTCCATAATCGTTTACCATAGTAACTGTAATTTTAGCTATTTCAAGAGGTGCAAAATTTTCTTTTGGCAGCAGTGAAACCGAACCATCAAGATTTAAGCTTTCACGCAAACTACTCTTAAAATAAGTAAGCTTTCCATCTATAACTCTAGGATTAGCTAAATTTGAAAATGGTATATTTCTAAAACCCTGCCGCCGCCCTGATCTGTCCGGGTTTTCAATCGTTATATTAGTAGGACTTCCTTTGCTTCTAATGATTATATCATTATCGTTATCAACATAAACAACATTTCTATCGTAAGCAACAGTCCTATCTCGAATATCTACAGTCTGAGAAAAGAAATTGTAAGAAGCTGTCTGATAATCTATTGTTTTTTGTTCTTGTCTGATATCCGAACTAGTATAAAAATCATGATTTGTTTTAAATATTATATTGTCAACCCCCTCAAAAAGCTGTTCTTCTTTAGCGTTAATGTCTGGAGCGCTGAATTGACTACCACCCATCCTGAAAGTAGTAAAGCTTCCGCCTGTCAATTTCAAAAGAATATTAGGAAGTCCACAAAACCTTTGTTCAGAATCTTCATCAGGACAGCCCACAAAATCTGGACCGACATAATAAGTTCCATTAACACTGCCTCCGGGAGTAAAATCTGTAATACTTCTTCTAGAACCTAAAGCCGTGAAGGAAACTCCAAGATTTTTAAAAGTCTCACTATCCGTATAAGTATAAAATCCAGAATCCCAATCTAGAAATTGGTAATTATTACCGCCGCTAAAAAAGCTATAAGCCTCCGTAGGATAATCTTCTATAACAATTTTCATTATAGTTTGTGGTATTCCACCAAAACCATTTTCAAAAAATAACGTTTGATAACAACTATCACACTCTACTAAATTTGAGCTATTAAACCAAGTTGCAGCATTAATAGAAAACGCCTTCTCTCCATCTGTCGCGGCAGATTCCCCCATTCCCACCACAATCCCTCTTGTCGAAGGATAAAAAACACCACCAGCAATATCGCTTCCTGCAATCATACCACCACCACCGCCAAAGGGATCAGCACCGGGCCTTTCGTCTCCAAAGTCAGTCTTTCTCACGCCCCAGCGATTTCCGAGCCTTCTGTGCTGGGGTATATCGTAAGTAAACAATAAAAATTCAGCATTTTGATTCAACCAAAATTCAACAGTATCAGAGTCACATCTGGTTTCTATATGAACGGCGCTAATGTTAGATCGCGTTGTTAATGAATTCAAAGTCTCGGTTTCATCTGATTCGTTAATTGTGCCATCATTATTTGTATCTGCCTCACCTCTTGGACCATTCAAATCTAATTCAAAACCATCACAATCGGCAAATAACCTAGAGCCGTTTAAAGAACCACTACGGACATGTGGTAAATCCACATAATACATCCTTTTAGACATAACGGGTGAACCATTCTCATCCAGCAGTATAAAATCAACATCATAACCCTGAGCAAATTTTCCCAACGAGGCAAAAAAATCAAAATCATCAATGGAACCATCGAGATTAAAATCTTGTTCCTGCCTCGATGGGGGTTGACCATAATGAAGATTGGTAGCAACGGTGGATTCAATTCTTAAAGACCACCCCTTAACAGAGTCATTCCTTCCTGTTTCTTTTGCAAAAAACATTATATCGCCCATTATATGCTTCAAGCCTACCTCCGCGCCTTTTATGATAGCACCGTCTTGCTGCCTAATCGCTACCTTTTGTTGGTGATAATTAACATCAAAATTAAGCCCCAATCTTATTCTGTTGATTTCTCTTGAAACACTCATGGGGGTTTTATGAAGAGCTACAAAATCTTCTTCCGTGTATGATAAAATTAAATCAGTATAATTTCTATTAAATGAATACGCGCCTAAATTGCTTAAATTAGCACTTCCTCTAAGAATATCCCACTGTAATTCATTAGCCCCTACTGGAATTGACGGTCCAATTCCACCTTCGTTAGTAAACTCCTCAAAGGGGTCCACAAATCTCCCCTGAGATTTTCTTAACTCTATGTTTTCTTTGTTTCTTTGTATAGCGCCTTCGTCAGTTAAAAGTTTAAAATTAACCAAATCAGACAAAGTACAATCTTCACTTTCACAACATTTGCAAGGTCTTCCCATTTTTTTCCTTTATTCTCCCGGACAACCTATCCAAAGAGGCATCCATTCGTAATTAACCCTTATAACCATAGCTAGTGTGTTTGAGCCTGCCTGCTGAGACAAGCTTGTATCTCTATTATAGCATGTAATCGTTTCTCCAGACTCACTTAAAGCCCCGCTTCCCTTAGCGCTTTTTGTTTTTCTTAAAACCTTTATAGTAAAAGTAGTTGGCTCTAAAGGACTGGGGGGCGCTGTTATTTCTGAATCTAAAATACCACAAATAATCTCTGGACCACCCACCCAAATTTTTCTTTCCTCATCCCACAACAGTCTAACTGGACCCGCTTTTCTAAGCGCAGGATCGTTTTGGAATTTAGGATCAAACTTTCTTAAATCTTCACCATCGTTAGGAACCGGATTAAAAGCTATGTCATGCCCCCATCCAGCCGCAATTTTAGGAAGACTATCAGCAACAGTTCTAACCGCAGTCACACTTTTCTTTTCTGCTTCTGTCATTTTGTCGGGAGAAAAATCATCAGGAGGACCATTAGGTGTATCTACAATCAAACCATCAGAAGTATTTCTTTCAAAGGTCTTAGTGCCATCGTCTTCATTAACCTCTGTAGAAAAGAAGGGATCAGAAGTTTTGCTATTTGGAAGTATACCCTCTCCATCTTCTTCTCCTTCTACTTGAGGCTTTTCTAAAGATGGCATGTTTTGATTTTTAGATTTGTCCTTGCTTATATGAACTGGAACAAAATTGTTATCTCTAGAAGCTCCCGCAACCCGATCATATATACCACCGTTTTCTGCTGTACCACCTATATCACTAGTACTAATATCAGAAATAGACCAAGTACCATCCAAATCTCCTTGTGGCGGAAATATTTGACCTAAACTAAGACTAATATCTTGTCTATTTAGTCTATTAAGAAGATCCTCAGCAGTTAACGGAGGCGGTGGAGGTAAAAGCGCTCTTTTTTGTATTTTAGCCCTCTCTCTTTGTGCAAGCTCTAGGCTAGCTTTATTTATCCTAGCTATTCTATCTATGTTATATTTTGCCAGTTTACCAAACTGAGGCGTCCAAGTGTTAAACTTATAAGTAGTTTTAAATCCGCTAATATCAATAGTGAAAGACATATCGGAAACATAGGGTCCACTACCAGCAAATCTTTCTGCAATATTGTAAGCTGGAAATTCTGCAATTTCCACGTAACCAGTTTCACTTCCGCTCATTTCAGCATTCCCCACGTTAGCCAAAGCTTCACCGGCCTGATTCATTCCAGAAACAGTACCAAAACTCTCTGGAACTAAACTTTCGTCCTGTATTACTTCCGCCTTCCCTTTAAGGCTACCACCTATCCACGGACCCCAAACATATCTATTGCTTTGTTGGGCTATACCAAAGGATCTTGGAGTAATAACTCTAGGAGGAACTGCTATTTTTGTATTAGCTTTTCCGGGACCGATATAATTCTGCGGAGGAATTTTTATGCCAAAGAAATAATCAGCAAGAACAGTAAGTCCAAAGTCTGTGGTGGTTTTACTATCATATTCTAATATCTGCTGTCCAGCATTCATAACAACAAAAGGTGTTGCCATAAAATCTCCACTTCGATCTCTATAGAATATAGCACTCTTTTCTATAGAACAGCCATTGCTAGCAACGCCCTGTCCCCCAGTTTGCAAAGTGTCTTCTTTATCAAAATTTTGATTATGCAATCTTCCGCTATATCCAGCATAGTTGCTACCCAGTTTACTAAAATCTCTTTCTGAAGTATATCTCCATTCTACATAGGTTTTTGTTCTTCCATTGGAATCAAACATTGCGATGTCATTAAACCTAAACCCAGCACCCCCCGGATCAAAAGCTGAGTCTACAGCTTCCCAGCTAGTCTCATATTTTTGATCTTCTGTTATAAATCTAATATTATTATCAATACCCCCCGGCTCCGTAGGCATGGGTAAGGCAAACATTTTTCCGTAAAAATTATTTGCGGTATTTTGAACAGCCGCAAAAAGCTTGTCTACATATTCCTCCACGGATTCGTTAAAATTGTTTTGAAAATCTGTGTTAAAAGATTTTTGAGCAGAAATTTTAGAGGTAGAGGCTAAGTGTAAAGCGCCCCTAGTACCAGCCTTTAGAACATTTAACGTAGCCTCATCAATATCCATGTCTACACACCAAGGAGCTTTTTGAGGATCGTTGTATTCACCATTTGCAACAGATTCAAAAACCTTAAAAGTTTGCCAAGAGTTTCTTCCTCCTCTTGCCATTCTTAACTCAAAAATACTAGCAGCGTATTGCGATATAGGTGAAAATGGATCTACCCACACAGGAACTTTATTTCTATCTTGATAACTTTCACTAGTGGTTTTAGCAGATCCGCTGGGACCAAAGTCAAAAACGTAACTACTATCTTGCAACTTGGCCCAAATAGGAAATGCGTTTGCTAAATCTCTTGTTACAAGTCTACTTCCCGGACCTCCTAAGACAATTTTTTGAGTTGTATCATCTGTCAACTCTTGACCGATAGATGAAGATATTAACAGTTCCCTTTCTTTAAAATCATTAACTAAAGACCTAATAACACCAGCAGAAGGTTGAGCGCCTTTACTTATAGCTTTTATTTTAATGTTAGGGTTTTCTATCAAGCCGCCTCCGTCATCTCCTTCCGCACCTTTTACTGGCGGTAAAAACCTACCAACAGCAGAATCTGGCTCAAGCGTTACAAAATAATCGTTTTGAACCAACTCAGTAACATCAGATATTACACCATTTACACTTTGTGTTACGCCTTGGACTCTATAAAAATCAGGAGCTATATTTTTTATCTCGCTCAAATCTATTTTAAAAAATTCTTGACTTCCAAAAGCGCATTTATGAGCAAATGCAGCAGTTGGATTTTCTTCCGGGCAAGATAAAATCTCTATAGTTTCTAAAAGTTTATTTGCTAAAAAGCCTGCGCTATTTGTTTGAGCGGCTCCAAAAATACCCTTTTTACCTTCAAATTCAAAAGTATGATTTTCAAAGTGTCCTAAAGCATTATATACATTATTTACTTCTGTTGTTATGTTGGGATTAACACTAGAAGGTCTAAATCTATTGTATTCATTCCCTTCATCGTAATTGTATTCTGTACCTTCAAAGCTGTCCATTATAACTTGAACGCCATCAAGCAATTTAGCGGGAGACTCTAATATTATATCATAGTACCTTCCGCTGGTAGAATCAGAATAAGACCATCTTACAAAAATCCCACCAAACTCAAAACCCCTATACTTAAAATAACAAGCGGCACCAACGTCAGGAGGGGTCCAAACATAACCGTTTCCGGGATCTTCTATCAATCTTAGACTACAGGTGCTGCTGGTTCCACCCCAGCCAACAGACGCACTAACGCTTTGTACATAACATCCAAACATAGTAGGAGCTATGTCTGGACCGCTAACCCTTTTAAAAACTGTAAAAGGCAGTGTAACTTCTGCGGTATTCCAATTAGCCGCGTTAACAGGAGTAAAAACCGCAGTTATATTTGTAGACTCTGTAAGCTCTGCCCCTTTATCGGGACTATAACTAAAAGAGCCGGGAATATCATTTCCTAAACTTTGCGCTTTAGCATCTGGAAAATCTAAAACATAGGGCGTTTCTACTGTGGCATCAGGCGTTCTTGTTTCTTGAAAAACTCCGTTTTCAAAAATTCCCCAGTCAATTTGAATATCACCCCTCAAAACTTCAAATTCAATCTGTAGTATATCGCCATCCTGCGGCAAAGACTTGTAGTTATCAATGTCCGTAGGAACAAAAATAGCAGTGACCGTTTGTAAACCAGCGCTTAGTTCTGTACCAATCGCTGGACTATAAGTAAACTCACCCGCAACATCTGCCGTTGCGCTAAGTTGCTCAACAGACAACTTGGGTCCAGAAGATCCATCATATGTATACTTTATACTGGGCGGATTATTCCAAACCACCACAGGAGTAGCTTTTTCTACCGTTAAAGAAGCTGTACCAGTTATATTAGATCCCAAACTAGCGTCCGTTGGATCAAACGTAACAGTTAAAGTATAGACTCCAGAATCAAGTTTTGTTCCAGCCGCAAGAGTGCCGCCAGAGTATGTATATGTATAAGTCCCATCAGGAGAATAATCATCACCATCAGCGTCTTGATAAATAGCGCGAGCAGAAAATATTGATTCCTCAACAACTTCTCCGTAAACTATCTGACCAACATTAGGTTCCCATTTAATAGAAGCCAATTTTATTCTCCTTAACCTTGATTAAATTCCCAAGTTTCTGATTTATTATAAGCCCTAGTGTTAGGATTCCAAGACTCTGTAGAAGCAGTTAAAAAAGTGTTAGCACCCGTTGGCCTATATGCGCTTATCGCCGCCTCTCCGTCAGGCTTGCCAGAACCCCTTTTCATCACAGCGTCTACCGTTATAGTTCTACTGCTAATTTGTGTAGTTTGTATATCTTGGATTATTGGCCCATTTGCCCTTCCTATAACTTGTAAAACAGCTATAAGTTTTTGCTCACCCTTATCATTATTATAGTTAATTGAAACAGCTTCCGACACGGCGTCAGTTATTTTCGGACGGTCATAATCATTAAATGACACACTATAAGTAATGCTTCCGGCAACCTTATTATGTCCTACACTTTCACTAAGTTTAAGATCTGTATTAAGAGCAAAATTTCCTCCAGAATCTTGATAAACCCTTTTGGCTAAATTAGGAATGAGTGGCTTAACTATACCAAAGGTTTTTAAAGCTCCAGCATATTTATCTATTTTAGTGCTGTCTGAAGTTACAGTAGATAAACCTTGAAACGTTGCATTAGCAGTCAAAGTAGCGCCCTCAGCGCTTGCCGACCCCTCAAAAGTAAACTCTAAACTATGGGTAGACTCAAAATTTTCTTGAGACACAACCCAAGTATCAGTTACACTATAACTTCCTACGTTCTGATCAGAAGAAACAGATCTGCTATGATTATACCCCTTATAAGAGAGCGCTCCTGATTTTAGGTTAAAACCAAGCTCGTCCGTAGCTCCGGGCTTATTCATTTCTATAGGGAGAAATTTACTACTAAAAAATGTAGTGTCTCCCATTAAATCTTCTGTTATATCTATTGTAGGATCAGTAACAAGCCTACCACTAACCCACTGAACAGCCTGTCTAAATGCCTCTCCGTCAGCAGCAAGAGTTCCGGGAGCAGAGTATTTTTTTAAACCCGTAGCGGAAACGGTGTGTGTGAGAGTGTATGTTTTATGAAGGTTGTTATTTGCTTCATTAGGCGCGTCTGACTGATAAAACAAGCCATCAGCTTCAGTAAGCTCCCAACTTTCATCTACAGAAGACAGTTTGTAAGCAGGCTTAACTGGCCTACCGCTAGAACCGGTATTGGTGTTATTAGAATCTTCTTCATATGCCTCAAAACTAAACGAATATTCTAAAGTTTGAACTCCAGCGCTTTCTTCTGTTTGTTCTGGCAAATCAACACTAACAAGTTTGGCATCATTAAAAACAATAACATTAGACAAACCGCCATAGGCACTTATTTCTAGCTTGCCAGTACCTTGATTGGGAAATTGTTCTCTTAACATCTGTAAAGAGGTTATAGCCTCTCCCATAACGCGACTTTGTCTTTGGCCCTTTATAGTTATATCTTGATTATCATCTACAGAATTTATAAGAGCCGTGCCGGTTACATTTATGGTAAATTTTGTACCCATAAAAGTGCCATCACCAGTAGATAAATTTTCTCTACCTATAGAATATCTTGGCATTGGACCAACAATTCCACTTGTGCCAGCAGATAAAGAGCTTGTGCCACCAATTGATAATCTAGTAGTTGCAGATTGGTTCGATGTGTAAAGTATCATTAGTCCAAAAATCCTCTTGTAAACATATTAAAATTACTATTCTCTAAAGTCTTTAGCGTTAAACTTATTCCACTGTTTGAAATGTTAGCCCCGTCTACATATAGATCAGAAACCCCAGAAGCTATACGACTATCTATAAACAAGTTAGCTGAATTTCCAAATGATTTTTGTATAAAGAGCGGCGAGACACCACTTTCAATATACTCACTTTTAATACTTAACAAAGCGGTTTGATTAAATTTGCTAAATACTCCAGCGTCATTATTTCCGTTCAACGTCAAGGATACTAAGCCGCTTTCGATCAACCCTCCAAAACCACCAGTAAAAGGAATTTCCGTCTTAATCATCAAAGGATTAACAGAAGTAACGCTACCGACAATAGGAGCATTTAAATATAAATTAGTTTCGCTGAAAGAAGAACTTTCAAACATTCCAGAAACAGAAAGGCTTACATCGTTTTGACCTAAATCCGCCCCCGGCGTAAACGACACAGGAGATTGAACAAAAAGAGAAGCCGACCCATCTGAGTAAATATCTTTTCCTATAAATAACGTTCTGTCGTTAGAGTTGCCTATTCCTATCGAACCTTCAACAAAGGTAGAAACGTTGTTATTTTTAACTGCGGCACTAGGCTTTGTAATCAATGGAGCAGAAAAACTAACTTCTTGATTTTTTAATACTAATCCAACCTGCGAGCTTGAGTCTATAGAAACTCCCCCAATCCTTAAAGGTGCGTATGGGTTATTAACCCTCTCTGTATACAAAGGAAGGTTTTGATTAGAAAGTAGATTACTTACGAATAGCGGCGCATCACCAGACCTAGACACAACAGGAGCGCCCATAAATAGGGGCATTTCTCCGCTTGGTCCGTTTGCAAGATTATAAAGAGAGGCGGAACTATTAATTCCAATTGGCCCACTAATAAACAAAGTTCCATTTGAAGACCTGTTTAAATCTATAACAGAAAGCTTTTGAATTCTAATAGATTTATTTGCAACATCAGAAGAACTTCCAGAGTTTAATTTTAAGAAAAACTCTCTAACAACTAAAAGTCTGTCTCTAGATTTAGCTTTAAGCTTTTTAATAGAAGCTATCCTAGACCACCGATATATATTATCTTCTGAAAATAACTGTAATCCATCAGCATTGTAAGGATTTATTTCTGATTTAACTGCTTCAGAACTAAAAGTTAATACACCGTCTCTGTTTTCATAACTCAACCCAAAAACAGAATTATCCCTTAAATTATAAATAGTACTATCATTTTGATACTTCCTGAATCCCAAGTCAGTATCTTGAGAAAGGGTCGCATCAGACCAAGAAATTACATCCTCTTTTCCTAATAAAACTACATTAGAACCAAAATTGTCACCGGCAGAAACTGTAGTCCCATTAGGCAGAGATACACTTGAGGCAGAGTATGTTTTCAACAAAGACGGCGTAGAAGATATATCAAATGCATAAACTTTTCCCGAATTAATAATATTAGATCCATCGCCTCCCGGCTCAGAAACTACCAACACTCCTTCATTATAATCAAAATCATAACCAAACAATGCGCATTCAGAAGCAGAAATTGCACCACCCCTATAAGATCCTAGATTAGAAATAATATTAGCAGATGTAAACCCTTTAGAGTAAACCGCTCCGTGGTAAGACCAAGAATCGCTACTAGCAGACCTTTTATAAATATAAACTGCGCCCATTGCATTTGGCGAGTGCGAATCCGTCAAAGTGTTAAAAACATACGGATCAAGCAATGGAGCGTTAATCAGCATTATTTTATTACTTGTTTCATATTCATCAAAAATCTTTATAGAGGTTGCAAAACCAACCCTCCTTTCTGATGATTGAATATATGCTGCATTAGAATTATAGTAAGAAGCATCTGATAGTTGAGAAAACTTTACAACACTTTCATAATTTTTATAGCCACCTTCACTTAAAAGCCTGTAAACTTCTCCTAAAGATCCGCTAGAAACACCCCTTCTATCAAAGTAAACATCTTGATTATCAAACGCTAGACTATAGCCAGAATTTTCTTTTTCTGCATCTTCGCCGCTTTCTTCTAAGATTATCCAACCGTAATCAGATGCGCTATTAAAACCTTGAGAAACACCTTTATAGTTATTAATATTGAAAACAATTATAACATTAAAGGTACTAGCTGAAGTTTCAAAGTCTTTTGAATACTCAACCCTAACCCTCAGCGAAACAGCGCATTTGTTATTGCTAGATATTTTAACGTCATTGACAGAAACCTTGCCAGTATTTAATATTTGTGATTTTTCAAAACTTTTTCCATGAATAGTTTTTACTTTATTGTAAATATCTTCTCTTATAGAATAGAAGGGATCTAGCACGCCTAAAGAAAGCTGTTGAGAATCTAAAGAAGACCTAGAAGGTGCCATTCTAATTATACCACCATGATTCCTTTCTCCTATTTGACTAACATTGCCATCATCATCTAAGTCATAAAAACTAAGCTCTATAACATCACCAGCAATAGAGGTCTTGATTAAATAATCATCGTTAACATCATAAGCTTCTTGTTTTATAGTATAGTTAGGGGTTTCAATATCAGACTCTTTATTATTATTTTCATAAAAAGCTTTAACTAAACTATTGCTTCCGAGTTTTGACAAAGTAAAAGCTGGATCTTTATATTCCACTCCTTCAGATATAAAACTAGAACGAAGAGAAGAAGACATAAACCAAAGCTTACTCCTGTCTGCGGAGTCATAATCCATTCTATTTCTAGAATAAATATCTTCATTTACCACATTGGCAACAACTGAGTTTGATTGATAAATTTTTCCAGATAGATTCTTGATTATGGCACTCTCTCTACCCTGACCAAATATTCCGCCTTTATCAAACAGTTGATCAGAAACCGTAGGAGAAACAGAAGTAACGCCGTTTCTATTTGAGTTAGCTGTATTTATTTCTCCTTTCGTCCTCAAGGGGGTCTGACCAGAAGCAAACTCTTGGGGCTTTATAAACAGGTCAACATCATTATTAATGAGATCAAATTGATTTCCTGTAAACAAGCTGATTCCCTGAACGCCAGAAGCCTTAGCGTTAAACGTGAGAGGCATTTTTCCACTAGACTCAAGATGTTTAACAATGAAAAGCGGAGTAGCACCGCTATAAATCGGATTCATTGCTAAACCGATAAACCCGCTATCTGGAACGCTTGCCTCTGTATAAAGAGGAAATAGGCCAGTGGAGAAAAACACACCGGAAATACTTAAAGGCGAAGCTTTACTATCTAAAGCGTGAGACTGAATATTTAAAGGTGTAATCCCGGTAGCTTGAATAGGTCCAATGGTATATAAGCTAGCGGTTTTAGTTACAGGAGGAGCGACAACTAAAGAAACTCCTCCAGACGCATCAGGAGCATCTGTAAATAAAGGAGATATTGCAGAAGGAGCTACCTCAAAAGTAAACAACGGAGCATTATTTCGCCCTATAAGCGCCCTCAAGAAAAGAGGAGACTCAAAATTAAACTCATTAACACCAATCCAAAGTGGCGATACGCTTGTACGGGAAGTTAACCCAGCCGTCACAAGAACCCCTCCGCTGTTGGAAATTTCATGCGAATTTGCGGTTAACGTTATAGCATTAGTTTCAGTGGGGTTTGTGTTCATAAATAAGCTCAAATACTCTGGAGACTGAATATCAAAGCCTCCCAGAAGCGTATTTGTAGCAAACTCGCTTTTTCCTATAACGTATCCCGTAGGGGGAGTCACATACTCTAGAAAACCTGTATCTTCATTTAAATAAATATTTGAAGAAGTCCCGCGAGCGTCCGAATAATATATACTATCTGTATTTAGAATCTGTAAAGAGCTAGAAAACGAACCATCTTTAACTAAGCCAGAATCCGAAGAGGCAGAAGACCTACTTATCGCGACTATAGGATTTGATTTTACAAGACTTGTTTTACGACCTTCTGCTTCACTATAAGGACGACGAATAGACTCTGGAACAGGAACTAAATTACTAAAACCAAAATCAGAATAAACTTTTGCATCTGCGCTATCTATATAAAATTTTCTAACTTCATCTCTTTCCGCTTTATTGTAATTAAAAACAGCAATTTTATGAAATGAATTTCTATATCTTCTGCTTAATAATCTCTTCTTGGAAATAGAAACATCTAGGTTTCTAACCTTGGCCCTAAGCTCGTACTCAAGCTGACTTAACCCCAAACCCTCTCTAACGACCTCTGCCCCATTGAGCGTGAACTCATAAAAATTAACATCAGGAGTGTATGCATATCTAGCATTTGGAAAATTGCTATTGGTAGAATCCGTCACTCCTATATGTCTGATAGGCCCAGTTTGTAAATTTAAAGAAGGCTCTTGATGCAAAGTTTCTGCTGTCGTTATGTCAAAAGAGTTTACGTTTGTCAAAACAAAACCTATAGCAAGCGTATAATTTATATCGCTAGCACCAGAATAAAGGTTTGAAGAGTCGTTAAAGTTTCCGGCAACAGAGGTTGGCCTGTTAACATCTTTAACCAAACTACCATCAATAACAAAATCTCTAACATCTTGAGCAGATATATTTACAGAATAACCATCAGGGTTCAAAGTCGGAGAAAATATCTTGGCATATGGCAATATGTGCGCTATTTCATTTGGGGTGAAGTGCTGATAAACATCTGGGGCTATCCAAGCAGGATCACCAGCGTCACCACCACCCCTTGATCCAGCGGTCAAATCATAATATTCTCCAAGATTTATATTGCCCCCATATAGATACGGCAACGTCGCCCTTTCTGGAAAATCAACCTTTCCAGTTTTTATCAATGAACCGGGAAGCCTGCCGTAGAAAAACAAATCTTGTGCGCCGCCCCTATAGTATCCCGGATACATATCTGAATAATACTCTGAATGCGGTCCAGCGTCCCACCTCGGCCTGCTCCATAAGCCATTTTCATAGCGAGGATATATAGATGAACTACTCCCCCTTGTGGCGGGTCCATTTTCTATAATCGTAGATCTTGGATCTTTACCGTACAAAACAATTCTTGGTACAATGTTATTTGTTTCTTCATTTTGATTCAAGGTGTTAAAAGAGCTAAATAAATCTTCCTGTAGTATATCAAAATTTATAGTGATATCATTCACCATGTCTAGGCTGTCTAAAGGAAGCTTTAGAAAAAAGAATGGAGTTTTATTTGTTCTGTATGTAGATATTTCTCCACCAGAACTTGCACAATCATATTCCGTAGTAGATTGAGGAATGTAATTGTAATTAATTGTTGTACTAGACTTTAACCTTTGAATAGAAGCGTCTTCGCTAATACCTAGATAAATAGGAACCCTATCTTCATAATTATCAGAAATGGAAAACGCTTCAGACTGAGAATAATCCCTATCAAAAAGAGAGTATTCTATAGCATCTTTAACAACTATTTTTTTTCCAGCTAAGTCATAACGATTACTTAAATCTATATCCCAAGCCGAAGTATGAAGCGAGTTATTGTCATAATTAAAAGCATTTTTAATAGGTATCATATCTGGCATAAGATAATCAGCACTTTTAAAATACTCAGAATAATAATCTTCTCTAGACTCATCTATAGCAGTAAGTATTTTCTGAGAAAAATCAAACGACGATTTGTTTCTAAATATTTCATAAACAAAAATTTGATCTATAAAATGACCATCAATACCACCCAAGGTAGCTATGAGATCTCCACCTTCATCTTCGTTATCTAGTGAATTAGTTAAAAATAAACGATCTTCATATTTAAAATCTAAACCAAAACCCTCTCCAGTATATTTTTCTCTCCTTGGATTTTTAAACGCTTTAGATATTGTTTTAGCAGGATTGAATTTACCAGAAAATGTAAAGAAATGAACTATAGAATTTCCATTAGATATGTCTTGCTCGCTCCAAACTATGTAGTCATCTTTCCATAAAATTTTAGAACATGAAAGTTCCGCCGCAGAAATAACTTCTGACATACCCTTTCCGCCAGCCGTCCCCGTACCGAGACTACTGTATGATATTCCGTTAGTAGTTAATATCTTTTCTCCAGAAGAGAATCTGCCGCCCACAGAGCCAGCAGAGTTGAAAGGTATATAGTCAACATTTTTGTAAACATTAGAACTATTTTTATAAAGAAAATGAGCGGTTATTTGTCCTATCTGGCTTACCGTTTCGGCGTCCGACAAATTTGCATCCTTGGCGAGAACGGGCTGTTCAAGACTATTGCTAATATCTATATTAGATCTCACCCTTGAGGCGGAAAGAATGACGGTTTTTGGATTAGACTCTGGATACAAAGAAGGAGATAAACTTCCTAAAGATAGAGATGAGCTATTGTGTATTGAAACAGCTTTACCAAAACTATCCACCCAAGGAAAAATAGCCCAATATTGGACACCCTCTCCATATAAATCGTCTTCCGGCGACCCAAACCTATCTATAGTCTCTATATTTTCCCCAATACCAAATCTACTGCGATTACCTAAAGAATCGGTTAATTTACATCTTCTATCTGATTTTATATTTCTTTTTAGTACTTCTCTGAATTCCCCGGTATCCAAGTCTTGACGAGAATATCTATCGTAGATATTTTGACCCTTCCAGTGCATAACTGCACTTCTTAGCCAGTATCTAGAGTTGCGACGAACATTAGGATTGGTGGAAGTGTCTATTTTTTGATTGTCTGTAACACGCTCGTTAAAACTAGATATACTGCTAAAAGTGTCACCAAAACTAATGATATTCGCGCCTAGTCCCGTGGTTAATCCGGGAGATCTAGCTCTATAGTTGTATCTAGAAGTCCACTCAAAATCAAGCCAAGGATTATACTCAATACCCGCCAGATCGCTGGAGTCTATAGTATCTCTTCTAACATCACTTTTAGAGATAGAGCCTCCGCCACCAAAAACGGTGTCTTCGTGAGATAAATCGCTAATTCTTCCATACTGATCTAAAGTTATAGATATAAGGTGCGTTCTGCCGTAGGGTAAATAATAAGGAGTTATTTTTTTTCTAAATGTCTGATAAAGCTCTTGTTGCTCATCGCTCCATTCCATATTAGGTTTTTCAAAAAGCTGCTCCGAAGGCACCACTCCAAACAGATCTACAGAAACATCGGAACCCCGTTCTCCCACTGCTAAAGTGTAAACTCTGCTATTTCCAGAATAATGAGAAAATTTCAAATCCATACTGGACCCAAACCTCATCCCCGGATATGGAGACTTTATGTCTGAACCTTCGAGAGCAGGATTAGGGTCAACAAAATTAGAAAGATCGTCTTGACAATGGTATGGAAAGAAATCCTGCGGACCCCTTCTTGGATCGTCTAGGGGAGTACTGTAAACGTCTGAGAAAACAACAGGTATATTTTCTTCTAGCTCTTTAGCAAACTTAGTGTTCATCCAGTACCCTATAGGGCCAGCGGAAAACCCAAGATCTGAAAAATATAATCCAAGTTCTCCAAAGGGCAATTCTATAGACTTTCTATCGGTAGCAGGCGTATTTTCAGATACTCCACTTTTTATTCTCTTGGTTGTAAAAAACGAATCTTTTGCGGCTAAAAAGTTTGCATTACCAAGGCTAGACGAAGGATCTGGGTGAGAATATCCATTTCTACCAGTAGGAGAAAACATGCTACCATAGTAGTCCCAAGACTGACCAAGAGATCCAAAATTATTAGAAACGCAAGTCCAAACAATACCTTCTGTAGTTTTTAAATTTTCCGTAGATGTGGCGTCTTTAAAGTACTGGTCATCGTAAACCTCAAAGGTGTCATCATCTATTTTTTTTACAAACTTATTACCATTTAAGGGATGAATATCAGCAATACCATTTTGCGCTCCATCAAATATGGCAGAAGAAATTTTAATAATATCATTATTATTCAAATTATGATTTGAGGAAGTGATAGAATTATTTACAACAGCGGATATTATGCCTGTTTTTCTTGTGTATATATCTACCTTACCACACTTGCGAACTGGCTGAAACTTCATTAAAGTACACTCAGTCATCTTGTGAGCCGCTATGTAATTTTTTAAGCCATTAGAGACAAAAGCGGACAAATCGTCAAAATTGCCCTCAAACTCAGGAGATTGACCCCAGTTACTCTGCACAGAAAGTTGAATACCTACCGTATCTCCAGTGTTAATAAGCCTTCCGTCATCCAATTGTTCTGTACTATCTTTTACGACAACGTAAAAGTAACCAACAACAAGATCGTCTAGGTCTGTCAAATCTTTCTGATTAGCGGAAAATGTATCAACCAATTTGGGATTCTGCGGCGTCATAACGCTAAAGCCACTCTGTTTCCAGTCTCTAAACTTTTTAGATGCGCAGTTACTTAGAATAGACCTTGGAAGTGGGTTATTTGCCCTGTCTAGATTATTGTAAGGTATATCACCAGAGTTTACATAAAGTCCAGTGTCATCTTTAACAACTCCACCAAATATGAAATATGCAACTTTGGGCAATTGTTGATTGACTATCTGACCATTAACTTGCTGCGTAAAGCCAATCTTTAAAATAGAATTTGAGTACGAATCAAAATCAGAAGTAAAAGTGTGTTTTTTAGGAGGGTCTAGCTGAAAACTATCAAAAGAATAAACTTTTTCGTTTGTTTTATCTAAAGAGTCTGTTCTAAATCCAAGCGTTCCAATTCTAGATATACGAGTAATCATAGTATCAGGACCGGGATCAATATCACCACCACCACCGCCACTTGGTACATATCCATTATAGGTAGTACCGCTCGCACTAAAGCCCAAGCTGCAACCGCCGCCCGCCAAGTAGTTTAATGTGTACGACCCTATGCTAGAAATATCATCCGAACAATTTTTACCAGAACTAGAAGATGGAGTATAAGCTAGATTGAAAATACCACTATAAGAAGAGCTGCCCCCAGAAAAAGAACAGTAATGAGTACCAGAAACAGGTATACTAACGGTAGTATTAGCACATCCCCCGCCAGTACAAGAACACGCATCTTGAACTTTTGTTCCCGTTATGTTACCACCCCAGCCGCCATCATTAGGAACAGTAGCAGAGAAAGACCAAGTAGAAGTTGAAGGAGTGTAAGTTAACGTAATACTCCCGGTAGGACTAGAGCCTTCAAAGTTCGCGGACCAAGTTCCAGATATAGTCCAACTAGAGACCCCCATTCCGTCGTCGGTATCTCCTGCTGGAACACTTCCTCCGGCTCCGGGAGTTGTTACCTCAATATTAATATTTTGAATAAGCTGTTCAACGGAAACGCCATTTTGTAAAAGAGGAATATCTTTTCTATGTACATCTGTATATTCTTCTTGCGCAACAAACGCTATATCATCTAATATTTTTATATCATTAGGAGTCCAAGTATCTGTAAATTCAACAGTTCTCCTGCCTTCCGCAATATCTGTAGAACCATGTATAAAATCGTCAAAATAAATACCACCAGCTTTTGGCTTTTGCTCCATAGTACTAAAACTTAATGAAGTTGGTTGAACGTCATCAAATCTGGCAAAACTTTTAGATTCTATGGAGTTAGCAATATTTTCCCAGTTAGTAAAATGTTGTATTCCTTCCGCAGCACTTTTAATCCCCAAAGGCATAGCGCGATTCTGACCATCTTTAACTCCGTCCGAATCGGACTTCATAAATAAAGAAGAGCCTTGTTGTAATTTATTACCATTAAAATAATCTTGCATTTTATATCCTATGCCACATTAAAGTCGTTTCCATCTGGCAATAACGGTTTTACATAATCCGCCGCCAGCTTTCCGATTTGATCAATTGTTTGAGCGTCCAATTTGCTTTCAGCGCTTCCGGCAGTTACGGTTACACTGTGTACGTGATTCATCTTTATACCCTCGGAACCTCCAAATACTTTAGCTAAATCTTGAAGAGCCTGCGCCATTGGCGAAAAGACTCCAGTTATTTTATCTAACTCTGAAGAAAAATTGCCCACAAAATTACTAAATGATTCATCTAAATTTGCTGTATTTATTGATATACCACTGCCACCAAATTCAGCACCATTGCTACCATTAGCCCTATAAGCAACGCCACCCACCATGCCGCCGCGATTGAATCCGGGAACTTGACCACGATTCAATGCTCGCATAGTGCCTACGCCATGCTGCCTAACTGCTCCAGCGCTCATCACAAACTCGCCGGGGGTTAGCATGGCAGGAATAACATCGCTTCCGGCGGCACTGCCCCCAGCGGCAAATCCCTCTGGTCTTTGCCTACTTCCCCTATTGACCATTTGTCGTAAAAGTTGTTGTAGTAATTGGTCTGTGTTAGACGCGCCTGCTTGTTGAGATCTTCCTCGCCCTCTAGTAAATCTAGTCTTTGGAGGCTCATAACCAGAATAATTTGCGAATCTTTGCGCTGCTGCTGGGCCTTGAGTTCTTAAAATTCTTTCGTATCTAGCTTTATTGATAGCATTATTTGAATCAAGCTCCGCGCCCTCTTCTTGCTGCCGTCTAGCTAATTGCGCTGGTGTTCCTCTTTGACCTCTGGGTAAGATGCCTCTTCTTTTCCGAATATCCGCTCTTCTTTTGTCTCTTCTTTGTTTTAATGCGGCCTTTTTAGCCGCTTCGGGACCGGCTAAAGCCGAAGAGTAAGGGTTCATATCAAGAATACCGCCCCCGGCATCTAAATCATAATCTTCTACCGTTAGTGCCTCTCCAGATTCGGTAAATCCTGTAGTTATACTTGTTGGTCTTCCCGGCTCCATCCCTAGAGATTTCATGAACTCGTTTTCTCTTGTCTTTCTTGCTGTAAATTCTTCTAAACTTTCACCAGCTTGTTTTTTCATTTCATCGCCAGCAGCAGTTCCCGGAGCAACGGGCGCGGCGGCCCCAACCTTTTGTTTGTTAGCTTCTGTTTCCGCTCGTTTAGCTTTAGCCTCTTCTCGTTTCGATCTTCTTTGTGCTTCTTTAGCGCTAACGGCAGCACCTTGAGCAGTTAAAACTTTTCCACTCTTGGCATCAGGGTATTTTTGGGGGCCAGCGTCTGTTGCAAACGGATCTGTACCCCCTCTTTGTCCAGCGATTCTTGGTTGCGGAAGGGTGCCATCAATAATGTATCGCGAAGCAGCGTCCGTGGTATTATTAATAGTTTCACTTGCATACAAGGGTTTTCCTGATGCAGACTGAACGCCAAGCTCGCCACTTCCCGGAAGCTGAGTTCGTAACCCTGTATCAACGCCAGTTTCAACTTTTTCATATAGTCCAGTTTCTATATTTCTAACATAGCCGGGAATATTAAAGCTTTCCTGTGGTTCATTAGCATATATTTTCTTACCCTTAGAATCTATGCCAATAAGTTCTCGTTTTCCTTCTCCTGCTGACGGGGTTACTGGTGCAGATGGGAACGAGCTTCTGCCATCTCTAATTGCATCCTTTGCAACCCGCTGATTTATAGGAAGATTACTTTGAACGTCCGTATCTGTCTGAGTCAACTGTCCGCGACTAGGACCAAATGACTCAAGAGTTCTACCCTCATATTCATCACTTATATTACTTATACCAGCCCGCTCCTTGGCGGCTTGTTTTTTATAATAGTTTGTCTGAGCCTGTTGTAGACTTTTCCTTTCCTTTTCCTCGGCCTGTTGTTGATTTTTCCTCCGCTCTGCCACACTCTGTTCTGATTGAACACTATCAATCGGACTAAAATCCGTTCCCGTTACCGTTACCTCTGTAGAAACGCGGGTGTCTAATCCAGCAGTTTGTGAATATTGCTGAAACTCTGAAGTTGAGTCAGGCTTTCGATTATCAATTTCTTCTTGAGTTATTAGTCCTGCGTCCAACTTCTGCTTGTCTGTCCCCATCCTACTAATCACGTCCAGCTCCATCGCAGAGAACTGATCTTTATCTTTGTTATATTGTTGGATTTTGCGATAATCAGCCGCATCTCTTGCTTGTTGAGCTTTTGTATCTAAAAATTCTTTTGGGCCGCTCACGCGTTCGCTAAGTGCCTCATCTGCGTTTTTTGGTTTTAGCGTAGGGTTAAGAATAGGATCATCGGTTGTTTGCTGACTCGTCCCCTTAAAACTAGGCTTGTACCCTTGCTTAATAGCCATACTTAAATCAATAGGTCGTTGAGCTTTTGCTTCAGCCCTTTTTTCTTTAATGAACTCTTCTTCAAGAGTCTCGAATCCATCTAAAGGAAAATTTTGCTGCAAGCCGAAAGTATCAACGTTTCCGAATTCACTAGCTAATCTACGTTCAGCTTCAGCATCTCTACGTTCAGCTTCAGCATCTAAGTTTCTTGTTCTATTGAGAGGTTTTGCTCCACCAGTAGTTGTAGAACCCGCCCCAATGTCTACTCCCGAAAGACTTAAAGACGCTGCGCCTCCACTGCCAATATTTGAAGCCACCGCAGCAGCGCGTTCGATAAAAGGATCTCCCAGAACACCGCCCGCATATTGAGATCTGGGATCATCGGTCTGTTTTTTTAGATTTCTGTTATAAGCCTCCTCTTCATCTTTTTCTTTTTTCGAGTACGCCTGAGTAGGCATACCGATTCCACCACGCCCACCCATATACATACCAGTAGAAGCATAAACAGCGCTTACACCACCCTCATTTATAGCAGCCAAAGCGTCAGCACCAATACTGTCAACAGCAGATTTTCTAATAACAAACTCGCCCGGACTGAGCATAGCCGGTACAGTGTCTGTGCCTCTTGGTTTAAATATACTACCTCCACCGGCGCGATATTGAACCATGCCGCCATTGGCAAAAGGAATAGCGGGCGCTAAACCTTGCGCAGCTATCAACATAGATACAGATAGTATCTCCATTTTTTTAGCTAGGTTTCTATTGGCCTCTATAAGCTTTTCTTCTGTAGATGTTCCAGTAGCGATAGCTTCTGCAAGCTTGGGATCTAATCCAAGTCTTACAGCATCTTGAAAAACAAGCTCTTGTTTAATTTGTCTTCCTGTCATGCCACCCGCAACCATAGTGTCACTTAACTTGTCAAGAAGTCCGACAGTTGCGCTTCTTTGTTCAGGGCTTTGCATTTGCAAAGTACCGCTTGAAAAAGCCTGTCTAACACCAGCAGCAGCTTCCACTAAACCTTTTCTAGCGTCCTGCCCACCAACAACAAACTCTTCAATAACGCCTGTAACCTGCTCTCTTGCCCTTCTTTCTTTTTCTATAGCCCGAAGATTTTGCTCCATAGCACCTTGAATATCCGCAGCTTCAGAAGTTCTATCGGACAATCTTTTTAATTCATCCCCGGTAGTATTTATAATAGTTCTAAGTTTGTCTTGCTCTGCTATCAAAGCTTTTGTTTTTTCTATACTTAAACCGCCTGCTTCAATTTCTTTTCTTATTTCTTCTTGTCTTTGTTGTGCATCTCTTCTTGCCTGAGTAACACCACCAACATCACCGGCCTGCAACCCCTTACCCAAAGTGTCAAGTCTATTTTGAGCATTAATATTTTGAAGTCTTGTTTCTACACCTCTTTGGGGAGTAAAATCTGCATTTGGATCAATAGACTTCGACAATGTGGCGTAAGCCTTTTCGGTAAAACCCACACCCTTTCTAATAGCATCGACTTGCGCTTCTCTTGCCTGTATTTCCTTTTCTCTTAACTTATTCTGAACATCAATTGTTTTTTGTAGATTAGCGATTTCCTGCTGCCTGATTTCTACCAATTTCTTTGCAGCATCGACAGCTTGGGCGTTAGCTTCTTCCGCTGGGCCAAGTATAGCTTCAAGCTCGCTAGCATCCACAACACCATCTTCTAAAGCTTTTTTAAGTTCTGACTGCATTTTTTCAAATACAACTTTACCTAGCTCGCCGCCCCCTAGAGACTCTGCGCTGAATCCAAGATCTTTAAGTATTTTTTCTGTCTGCCCAGAGCCAGCATCATCAGTTAGCTTTTGCTCTAATCCTAATAGACCACCCTCTTGCGCTTTCTTGAACGCCGCCGCATTAGCAGTTAATTGATCAACGTACTTTTGAGCTTCAGGACCAGCACCCTTGGCTGCATCTCCTAACTGTTGTGCAAATGTAGACAAATCTCTAACATTAGTTAGATTATCAATTTCATCTATATTAATCTCTTGGAACTTAAAAGCAGCACCATCAAGAGCAGCGGCAAAGTTGTCTATAGCCATAGACTGTCTTTGAAGGGACTGTAATTGTTTATTAAGACCATCAAAGAATTTACCATTCTCAATTAAAGATTTAGCTAAAGCTATACTTGCGTCTCTAGCTATTCTTGCGGCTTCTGCTTGGGCATAAAGAATTTTATGAGATGCTTCAGCGCCTTCTCTTAAATTGTCTATAGATGTTTTTCCTCGCTCTTCAGCCTTAGCTAAAGCTTCTTTGGCGGCTGTTTCGTTTGCAGTACCTTTAGCGTTTTCTAATGCTTGTTTTGCATTAAAGATTTCTACCTGTGTACGCTCATTTATTGCTGCGATCTGAGCGTCTAGGGCGTCTTTATATGGGCCTGCCTGCGTTGAAAGTTCTTCAAATGTTTTAGTGGGGTCTGCATTCTGCATAGCAAGAGAAAATGTTTCACTTGTGATTTGAAGCCTTTTATTTAAAACATCCATAGCGGAAGCCGCCGCCTGCGAGCTAGCGTTAAATTTGCCTAATTTTACTGCGTCGTCTTCAAAGTCTTCCTCCGTAAGCTGACCGGCACTTTTCCCAGTACCTTTCGCTAGTTCGTTTAACTGACCCTGAGCAATCTGAAACTCCGCACCAGCCCCAACTCCACTCTTTTGAACTTCTAGTCTCTTTTTTACAACCTCGGCAGGCTCAAGCCCCTTAGCCGCATCAATATCAGCTATACCAGTTTCTAAATCTCTTTGAGCTTGATTTAGAGCTATAATAGAATCTATAGTATCATAAATTGCCTGTATCTCTTTTTGTCTAGCTGCTATAGCTGCATCAGTAGCCGCCGAAGCACCAAACATAGCAACGCCAAAACCTATTAAACCACCCACTATACCGCCTACAACGTTTCCAATAACGGGAACAAAAGTTCCAATAGTCGCACCAGCGGCAGCAAAAGCGGCAACAGTCCCTAAAGCACTATAGCTCACCTGATTAGCCGAAAGCGTTCTAGCCTCTATCTCGGACGCAGCGGAAGCTTTTATCTCATCAGCATTTGCAGCAACCCCAGTTTTTATACCTTCTAAAGCAGATTTTACATCTTTCTGTAGCTCATCAGCAACCGCTTTGTTTTTTGCAGAGAAAAACTGAAGAGCGGTTACGCCCACAGCTAGACCGGCTGCTAGCCCTGTCATAATTTTTCCAAATTTACCCATACCTTCCGCAGCTTCATCTACATCACCACCATCATCATCCCCACCGCCACTAGCAGCCTGCTCAAGATTAGCCTGAGTAACCCGCTTGCTAGACTGTTCTTGTATCGCGTTAGAAGCGGCCATACTATAAAAAGTATCAACTAAAGTTGCCCCTATACCAACCACACCAGCGGCAAATCCTGCTGTTTCATTTATAGCCCTTTTGGTAGAATCTTCAAGCCCACTCATTTGACTTGTGACAGCGCCTATACTAGCGCCGATAAAAACAAAACTTTGGGCCGCGCCTGCCATGCTTCGGACCCTTTCAGAACTTTTTGATAAGTTATCACGAAACTTATCAACACTACCTTTAAGTTTTGAAAATGATCCGGTTTGTTTTTTTACAGATTCTGAACTCTTCTTGGTTTCACCAGTACCTTTCTTTATTTCTTGAGTACTGTTCTTTCTGGCTTCAGCTTCATCTTCTGCGTCTTTTATAAGATCTGTAGCGCTACCACCACTAGAAATCTGCGCGCTAGCAGCGGGTATACCATAATTATTTCTGCCGGTAGTAACAACTCCACCAGCGGCATA